TTGCCAACGTGGCCATTACTGCATCACAAACTGTTACCGGTGGCAATTTAGCTACAGCTGGTACAATTAGTGGTACAGGCAACGTAACAGGTGGCAATATCTTAACAGCAGGTCAAGTAAGTGCTGCTGCCAACATCACAGGTGGCAACTTAACAACAGCAGGTCAAGTAAGTGCTACTGCCAACGTAACAGGTGGCAATATCTTAACAGCTGGTCAAATCAGTGCTACAGGCAACATCACAGCAAACGCAAGCAGTTACTTTATTGGTAACGGTAGCTTGTTGACAGGCGTTTCTGCTAGTAGCGCTGGATTCCCAATTAGTGCAGGTAACTCAAATATTAATGCGTCAACTAACGGTAATATTGCTATTACAGTTGGTGGCACAGCCAACGTGGCAGTGTTTGCTACAACAGGTGAATATGTAACAGGCCAAGTAAGTGCTAGTGGTAACGTAACTGGTGGCAATATTCTTACAGCCGGTTTGATCAGTGCCACGGGCACTATTACAAGTGCTGCCAATATCACCGGCGGTAATTTGTTAACAGCCGGATTGATCAGCTCAACTGCCAACGTAACAGGTGGCAATATCACAACAGCTGGTCAAGTAAGTGTCACAGGCAACGTAACCGGCGGCAATATCTTAACAGCTGGTTTGATCAGTTCCACTGGCACAATCACCAGTGCTGCCAACGTAACAGGTGGCAATATCTTAACAGCTGGTCAAGTAAGTGCTACAGGTAACATTTATGGCGGTAACTTAATTGTAACGTCTATTGAAAGTGTCACAGGAAACATCACCGGTGGCAATATCTTAACAGCTGGTTTGATCAGTGCCACAGGCACCATTACAAGTGCGGCAAACATTACAGGTGGCAATATCACAACAGCTGGTCAAGTAAGTGCTACTGCCAACGTAACAGGTGGCAATATCTTAACAGCTGGTTTGATCAGTTCCACTGGCACAATCACAAGTGCGGCAAACATTACAGGTGGCAATATCACAACAGCTGGTCAAGTAAGTGCTACTGCCAACGTAACAGGTGGCAATATCCTAACAGCTGGTCAAGTAAGTGCTACTGCCAACGTAACAGGTGGCAATATCCTAACAGCTGGTTTGATCAGTGCCACAGGCAACATTACAGGTGGCAATGTTCAAGGCGGCAACATTATATTGACCGGCAACAGTATCAATGAAGTGGCCGCAAACGGTACAATCACTGTAAACGGTGCATTGGCCAACACAAACTTTGCTGTAAGTGGATTGAGTGGAAATGTGTTCTTTGTTAACGCAAGTACAAACACAGCCAGCTTTGGTAACAGTACTCAAACGACCAATGCAATTGTGGCATTTAATGCAACCAACTCAATCTTGATGCCAGTTGGTAACACAGCACAGCGTCCGGGTACAGGTGTAACAGGTATGTTACGTTTCAATACTACACTCAACAGTTTTGAAACCTATTACGGCGGCAGTTGGTCCAACGTAGGTGCTCCAAGCTTCACCGTTATTGCTAGCGACTCCTTTACCGGTACAGGCTCTCAAACAGTGTTTACTTTGAGCTCTAGCCAAACAACCAACAGTTGTATGGTCAGCATCAACGGTATTACACAGTTGCCAACTACAGCTTACGCTGTAAGTGGTACAACACTCACATTTACTGAAGCTCCACAAGTTGGCGATCAGATTGAAGTTCGTGAGTTCACCACAACAACCAGTGTAACCAGTTTGGCAAACGGTAGTACCAGCATTACACTTGATGGCACCAATATCAACGTTACTGGTAACTTTAACCCAACAGGCAACGGTACAGCCAACATCGGCAACGCTACAAACACCTTCAACACAGTGTTTGCTAAGGCTACAACAGCACAGTACGCTGACTTGGCAGAGAAATATGTAGGTGATGCAGCTTACGAACCTGGTACAGTTGTTGACTTTGGTGGCGACTTTGAAGTTACTGTCAGCAGTTCAGATATGAGCACACAAGTTGCTGGTGTTGTTTCCACAAATCCTGGATTTATCATGAACGAAGGATTAGAAAGTGTCAACGCAGTGGCCGTAGCGTTTACAGGTCGTGTACCATGTAAGGTTACAGGTTATGTACACAAGGGTGACTTGATGGTATCAAACGGTGACGGTACAGCTCGTAGCGAATCCGATCCTGTAGTGGGTTCTGTAATTGGTAAAGCTCTTGCAGACTTTGAAGGCGAAACAGGCGTTATTGAAGTGGTAGTAGGTCGCTTCTAAACAGTAGAAATACTGGTTAAAATAGGACTCCTTGGGAGTCCTATTTTTTTGACTAAATACTAGCAAGATATTAATGGATAACACATGGGATTAACAAGACCTCGCGCTTCGCAAATATATAATCTGGATTACAAGCAAGCCACTCGTGTTGTAACAACTACCAACATCACACTGGTGGGCGGCGCTCCTAGTGTAGTAGACGGTGTCACGCTGAGTTTAAATGATCGAGTTCTGGTCACAGGACAAAACACCGGTAGTCAAAACGGAATTTATTTTGTCAGTACAGTGGGGTCAGGATCAACGGGTACCTGGACCTTAGCTTATGATGACAACACCACCGGCGAAGTTGATGCCGGCATGATTGTTATGGTCACTGAAGGCTCAGTCTATGCCGACACACAATGGAAGCTGATTACTGATAATCCCATTGTGATTGGCACAACTGCCCTAACATTTACTCAAAATTATCTGGCCAATGCCATCATAGCCGGCACCAGTAATGTGTCAGTACAATCCAACGCCAATGTGACCATAAGTTCAGCCGGCACAGCCAATGTGCTAACCGTCAGTTCAACTGGAACGGTCGTAAAAGGCACAGAGTCAGTCACCGGTAACATCACAGCCGGCAATGTGCTCACAGGTGGATTACTTTCAGTGACCGGTAATATCTATACCGGTAACATCCTGACCAACGGCTATTTTTATGCCAACGGTACGGCATTCGGTGGTGGTGGCGGCGGAACTCCGGGTGGTGCCAATACTCAAATACAATACAACAATGCTGGAGCATTTGGTGGATCGGCAGCATTTACCTTCAACAATACCACTAATACTATTGCTACAACCGGAATATTTAGTGCCACGGGCAACATCACTGGCGGTAATATATTAACCGGTGGTATCATAAGTGCCAGCGGTAATATTGCTACCACCGGCAATATCACAGCTGGTGGCTATATCACCAACTCCACTTACATAAGTACCAATACATTAAGTGCTGTGGGCGCAGTAATTACAGGTAATATCACAGGTGGCAATATTCTTACAGCCGGTATTGTAAGTTCAACTGGCAATGCTACTCATGGCAACTTAATCACAGCTGGTACTTTGACCGTCAACTCAGGCAATGCTGTAACAGCCATAGTCAATGGTGGCGGTAATGGCGTAGGTAATATTGGCAGCTCAACAGCCACATTCAACACAATATTTGCCAAAGCTACCACAGCACAATACGCCGATTTGGCAGAAATGTACTGCGCCGATGACTTTTATCCTCCTGGCACAGTGGTTGAATTTGGCGGCACCAGTGAAATCACCATTACCACCACAAGTCACAGCACCGCCGTGGCCGGCATTATTAGTACTAATCCCAGCTACTTGATGAACAGCACCATTGCCTGCGAAATCAATGCCGTAGAGGTTGCCTTGGTTGGTCGAGTTCCGTGTCAAGTGGTTGGCACCATCCGTAAAGGTGACCGCCTGGTATCTAGTAAAATTCCTGGAACAGCACAGGCTATGAATCCAGCTCTGTACGAACCTGGTTGCATTGTGGGCAAGGCCTTGGAAGATTATAATTCAGCCGAGCCCGGCATTATAGAAGTAGCGGTAGGGAGAATCTAATGGACACTAGATATCGATCCGACTACGCTGGAGAATTTGTTGTATTGGAAAGTCGTCGCGTCAACGGTTGTAAAGAAGAAAAACGCGAATGGATTGCCAATCCAATTGAAAATCAACATATTTCGGGACGTGCTGCCTGCATTGGCAGCAGTATTGATCGTGATGAACAGTTTAGCTATGTGCGATTACAACGTCATCGCGGTGGCCTGTTAGGATCAAAAAAATTACAGACCTATGGTGTAGGCGAGATAACCCAAGAGATGCGCTTGGATTTTGCTGTAGAAACCAATCCAGCAATGCTAGAGCAAATTGTTGCTTCTGGCTACCAAGAAAACAACGTAATCTATACCACTGCTCGTAATTGCATTGTACATCCAGGAGAATTCTATCTAATTCCACAAAATCCAAATCTGGTTGATATAGCTACATGCCTGTACTTGGCTGCGTTTGACGGGCATCAAGAAGTGTTTATGTTGGGCTACACCGATGAAACTCCAGTACAAAGCATAAATTGGAAAAATCATGTGCAGGCTGTACTTGAAGCTTATCCTGGCACTGTGTTTTATTTTGTAGGACAAGAACAAAACGTACCAGATGCCTGGCTAGAAACAAACAACTCCAGATGCATCAATTACAAAGAATTCATTAGCTATTGTGATGTTTGAACCAGCTGTTCTATAGTTGAAATTTTATCTCGCACCGCATCAAAATTTACAGTTGACCATAGCCCCGGATGCATGGGTTTGGGCCAAGTGCCCGATGCAATCCATGCATAGCCCAGGTGCTCGTTGTTTAATTCAGGTACAAATTCTTTGGCTACACTACAAAAAAACGTGTGATAGGCAAAGCCGGCATCAGCTGTGGTAAATTTTTCCAGAGGCACCAGGCGTAAGTAATCGGGCATTGACCCTAACTCTTCCTGACATTCACGGATCATGGTATCAATTAAGGTTTCCCCTGGGTCGCTTTTGCCACCGGGCAAGCCCCAGGTATTGGGATGCTTGGGATCGTTGCGCATGAGATATAGATACCTCTGAGTATCCACACTGTAAAACCAAACGCCCACGGCTGTTATAGTACCAGGTTCCATTGGCCTCCTGGATAAAGACCTTGATAACTTTTGACCCACATGCTGCCAGTCCAGCGGTACTGTATTTCTGTGGTGATGTTGGTCACGTACTGTAGATTATCAGGACTTGATGTACTGTCAAAGGCTACGTTCCATCGCACACCATCATATTCAATAATGTCATTGGCATGTGCTACTAGAGGTTGTCCACCGGTCCCAGTCCAAGCCACTGGATTATCGCCAGCTGGATTGTCCCATGAACCGGTATCTTCGGTCAGCAAATAGCGTTGTCCAGCAGCAGATGCAATTAGACCAGCACCAGGGCCACTAACTAACGGATCAATTACTGCATCCACTGGTGTCAAGGTGTTGCCGGGAACAGTTCCAGTATTGACTGTAAACAACAAAAATCTATCATCAGTTGGGTCGTATGCCACGGTACCCATCACATCGGTACCATCGGGTTGTTGCAAGGTCACGTAACTGATACCGGGCCTTAGCGTTCCGTACATATTGACAATATCGTGCCATAGCAAATTGGTCGGTGGGCTGTCGGCTGGTGTCAGGCTAGAATTAGGTTCGTCTATTATGTTGTCTGAACGCAAGGCCTGTAACTTGTTATCAATTAACAGGACCTGGTAACCAAACGGAGTAAACAGTTGCCGTGTGCCCAACAAGAGATCGCTTTCTAACAAGGCATTGTTAAGGTCGCCACTGGCATCATAGACTGACGCAATGATACGCTCAACTACACCCAGTTTCTTGACCTTGGCCGGACTGGTGAGCCAAACAGGTAGTTTGAATGTCAGGGTAGCAATGTCGATGGGGTTTTCGGTGCCCACCGGAATAGTACGGCTACTCCAGTTGCTGTTGTCCAGGTACAAGACAGAAAGACTGGTCCAGTCTAAAAAATTGTCAGTGCTCTGTATTTCCAAGCTGGGGTTAAACAAGACTAGGATCTGTTCCAACAACTGCATTTTTTGATTAGTATTACTAGTCCAAATATCCAATTTTATTGTGAGTTCGTATGGTACTGGCATCAAGCGATCGATACTGAATGCATTGCCCTGTGTGGTTTCATACGTGCCAGTATTACTGTCATAGGTACGCTGACGCACCTGTATAGTGTTTATAAAATTGGGTTCTTGGATTCGTGGACGATCATATTTTAAATCAGTGATGTAAAACGTCATCAAGGGTGTGGCTGGCATATTGCTAGCCGAATTATTTTGTAGTATGGTCTGGGCCTGTCGGCTAGCATCACCATACCTGACTGGTACTCTTACTAAGGTATCTGCGGTAGATCCGGGTCCTTGACCGGCTTCGTTGGTGCCAAACTCTACACTAAAGTTGGAAAATATTCTAGCAAACTGTAACAGGAAGCGACGAAGCTGTTCGTCATAAAAGAATTGTGACATTATCGTCCAGGAGGCCTTGGATTAGCAGGTGTGATGTTACCACCTTGGTTACCGTTGTCGGCATTGGGTTGTAGGATTTGACTAAGGCTCTGGCGACTTGGTATGTTGCCTTGATCTGTGGTGGACACGGTATAGGGATTGTTGACAAAGCTGGCTCGTTGAGTTAGAGCTCCGGTGGCCAGGTCGAGATCGGTACGTACATTGTCCGAAATGGCAGTCCATACACGACCATTGTAGCGAAACAGGCGATTTGGGAAATAATCCAAGCGGAAGCAGTAGTCGCCTGTGGTAGGATTGGGTGGAAAACTAACTCCGGGTGTGACTGGCAGGCCATTGGGTGTGTTGGTACTGCCGGTCAAGTATCCAGCTACATAGCCAAATACTTTGGGACTGATTTCACTGGGTGTTTGCGTGTTATTGGAATCAACTGTATGTGAGCCAGTGGTAACCCCAGCGGCAGATGGCTCACCATTGGGTCCGGTAGGTATGATATAGAACTTAACATTGTCGTAACCACTGAGCGGTACATCGTTATAGGCCTGTGTCAAGATGGCATCGTTGATCTGGAGATCTTTGGGTCTGGTGCTTTGTGCATCACCCACTGTGGTTGGATTGGTAATCAAGGTC